ATGTTTTATCATATTAAAGAGCTTCAATATCAGGCAAAGCCTTCCCGTCCGGATCCTGTTTATGCGAAAAAGCTCCAAGAGGTGCTGGGCGGCCAATTTGGTGAAATTAGTGTGATGATGCAATATTTGTTTCAGGGTTTTAACTGCAGGGCGGATGCCAAGTATAAAGATTTGCTATGTGATGTGGGGACGGAAGAGATCGGACATGTGGAAATGTTGGCTACGATGATTTCCAGGCTTCTGGATGATGCTCCCGCTGATGTACAGGAGAATGCTTATAAAAGCAACCCCGCTATTGCAGCAGTGATGTCAGGGATGAATCCTCAGCACGCTATTGTATCCGGCTTGGGTGCGATGGCATCAGATAGTGAGGGTTATCCGTGGAATGCAAAATACATTATCTCAAGCGGAAATCTGCTGGCGGATTTCCGTGCCAACTTAAATGCGGAAGCCCAGGGGCGCCTTCAGGTGACACGGCTTTACGCCATGACTGATGATCCCGGTGTAAAAGATATGCTGTCATTTTTGATTGCAAGGGATACTTATCATCAAAATATGTGGTATGCAGCGATTAAAGAGCTGGAAGAAAGAGAACGGGATATTGTCGTTCCCACGACATTTCCGCGTGAGCTAGAAAAGCAGGAAGTATCCTATGACCTGTTTAACTTTTCCAGAGGAGATGAAAGCTCAGAGGGAAGGTGGGCTCATGGCGAAGCCTTTGACGGCCGGGGCGAGTTCAGGTATATCCCGGCTCCGATTGCGTTCGCATCTGCGCCTCATCTTAAACCGGCGCCAATGTGGCTGCAGAATACCATGCCTCCGATGTCGAAATATTAATATCTATGCCGGGCTGAGGGCAAATGTCCTCAGCCTGTTTTTGATCAGCTGTATTTGCCGATTTGATACAACGCTTTTTCTTCAGCGACCTGCAAGTGCTGCTGATCGCCTTCCTCGTACGCATTTGGCCGCTTATGTGATAATAAGTAAGCAAGCCGCTTCTGAAATTGAATACCTGCTTTACGCCGTTCAAACATTTCAAGTCTTTTCTCAGCAAAGTCCTTTGTTACCCGGAATACCGCCGCAATGGTTGCAAGAGCCTGACTTCTCCATTGCGGCAGTTCCATCTGCAACAGCATAAAGGTTGGCACACAGAAGTGGTACATAAATTGGTTCGCCTGAAATTCCTGCAGCTCCCTGAAGAGCTTGTTCATCTGAAAATGATTGCCTGCATGCTTTAATACGTGGCACAGTTCATGACCAAAATCCTCCCATTGCTCTTCCTGGGACTTTCTTTGGTTCAATATGATACTGTACATGCCGTCGTATTTCACCATCATGCTTCCCATATCCTCGAAATGAACCCATATATCAAGATCGTTTGCAATTTTCAGCATGTCAATGTGATGGGGAGAGGTGATGCCCAGCCGGCTGTATAAATTTTTTACGTATTCCTCCAGATGTGATAAGTAATCGCCCAATTGAATACTCCCTTTCGAACATATGTTCTGTTTATAGCGAGAAAGAAAAGCCCGTTTAGGACTAAAATGTGTGTTGAAATCTTTCCCTTTTCTTTAAAAAATAAACACTTTTTTCTTTATATCGGTCTATTTTTTATATGTTTTAGAGAACAGAGAAAGATTTATTTGTTTTTCGGTTTCCGATTTTTCTCTTTTTCTTTTAAATAGTTGATAAATTCGATGGCCTGCTGCTTGCTTTCCGGGGAAAAATCCTGCATATCCCGGTATGCGAGCTGCAAGTCCGGATCAGAAAACATATCATCATCAGATTTTTTTTCTTTTCCTGTTAATAAGTAATCCGTTGTCACTTGGAAGTAATCAGCCAGCTTTTGCAGTGTGTCGTAATCAGGTTCGCTTCGCCCGTTTTCATAATGAGAATATCGTGCGCGCGATACACCGATGTGAGATGCGATTTCTTCCTGTGTCCTTTTTCCTCTGAGACTCTTCAATCTGCCGCCTATCATACTATGACCTCTCTTTTTTTAACTCCCTAAGTTACTTATGATTATAGATACAATCTGTATCAAAATAAAGTTATGATAAAAAAAGTATCAAAAATAACTTGATGATACAGAATGTATCGTTTATACTTGGTAACAGTTGATACGAATTGTATCGAAAACAAATCGGGGGAGTGATTACATGCATCCGATTCAAATGGTTTTTAGTGAACATCCGATAGATCAGCGCCATCTCGCACAATCCGGCGGCTCCATTTCTTTTACGGCATGCGGCCTTCCGGTATTCCATTTTGAAAATCGAGAACAATTTCAAGCGTATTTGCTGTTAAAAGAAGAGGTGAAACGCAATGAAAATGGATAAAAGCTATCCTTTTCCCATGTATTCAGGGCTGTTGAATTCAGAACATTACGACAAAGTAGGCTCGGCCCTGTGGCTGTTTCTCTGGTTTATCAGCTCAACGACAAAAGAAATTGAAAAGGAAGGCGTGAGCTGGGGAATTGTGCTCGGCCATAAGCCATTAAAAGCAAGAGAGATGGCGGCCGTATTCGGTGTAAGTGAAAAAACAGTCAGAAGATGGCTGGAGCTTCTTGAAAGCCATGGATACATAAAGGCTGCCCGCGCGCCATACGGACTCATGATTTCTGTGAAGCATTCTAAAAAATTCAGCTTCAGATCGGACAAAACTGCGCACCGCAGCGATAATGAGCGGTCATTTTCGCCGCTGGCACAGGACAAAGAAGACCACTCTAATATAGATAAAACAAAAACATATACTGCTGCTGATGATGCAGTGGATCACATTGCGAAGCGGTTTACACAATTACGGTCGGCTCAAGAAGGACGCACCGTGTATCCTTCCTCCAGAGATTATCAAGCCATCGCCCGTATTGTCGCCATCGGCGTTCCTGTAACGCAAACAATCAAATGGCTTGAGGAATGTTTTCAAGCTTTTGAAAACCGGCGAACCGCTGCTTCAGAAACGATAAAGGCCTTTCGCTACTGTTCGAAATTCATCGAAGACCGATTTTTCGCGCAGCAAGCCAAAAAGACCGCCGCAATACAACATGAGAGGAATGAAAGTAATGACAAAACATACAATCGAGCAGATTTTAGACGAGTTGAGAAAAGGGAGACGTCCATTACTGGCGGACAAACCGGCCGAATCAGACGCAAGCCGGTATGATTGTCCGCGATGCAAGGATCAGGGAGGATATCTCAGCCGGCAAGACGGTCTGGAAGTGTGGACAATGTGCAGCTGTATGGCAGAACGAAAAGTGAAACGGCTGCTTGGCGCAAGTGAAATTACACCTGCTTTCAGACAGCTTGGCTTCCATGAATTCCGCACCCAAGGGAAGCCACAGGCCGTCAAGGACGCGTTTGAATGCGCCAAAGAGTTTGTGGCGGATTATGAACAAATCAAGAACAGCCGGAAAAACAGCATCGCCCTTTTGGGTCAGCCCGGTTCCGGGAAAACACATCTTCTTACCGCTGCGGCCAATGACCTGATGAGAAAGCGCCATGTGCCGGTCATTTATTTTCCGTTCGTTGAAGGCTTTACTGATTTAAAAAATGATTTTGATCTTTTGGAAGCCAAGCTGAATCGAATAAAGCAGGCAGATGTGCTGTTCATTGATGATCTCTTTAAACCGGTAAACGGCAAACCGCGCGCCACTGATTGGCAGCTGGAACAAATGTATTCCGTTTTGAACTACCGCTACTTAAATCATAAACCGATTCTGCTTTCAAGCGAGCTTACGATTGAAACGCTCGTCCGGGTTGATGAAGCGATCGGCACGAGAATCTATGAAATGTGCAGTGATTACTTAGTGATTATCAAAGGAACAGCGTATGACCTGAATCATAGATTGGAGGGCATCAGATAATGTGCAAGCTCTGTAAGACAAAGAAAGTAATTGTTGAACATACCGGGATCGGAGCGGTTTTTCATCCATGTCCTAACTGCCGGTCCGGCAATGATTTAACGCCGGTTATTCAAAAGCTGGAACAAATGCTGACAGCCGGAAAAGCGGGGCTGAATGCCCGTGATTAAACAGCTGGCTGCTCTGTTCGCGTTGCTGTTTCGGGCGAAGCGGACAGAAAAAAACATCGAACAATGGTACAAGGATGACGGGAAGTGAAGCAGATGCAAGAAACAAAACAATTTGAAATGAGTCCTGCGCCGTGGCGTGCTGTCGCAAGCGGAGATACGAAGCCAATTTATATCTATTCTGCTTACAGTGAAGAAGAAAAAGAGAGATTCCCATATTCAAACGGCCGGCTGATCGCCGCTGTATTTGACCTCAGCTCTTTTTCGCAAATAAGCAATGCCAACTTGATGGCAGCCGCACCTGAACTGAAGGAAGCGGCTAAAGCGGCGCTGGATTTTCTAAACGGGAATTCCGCTCACTCCAAGGAGCACATCATAAAGGTATTAGAAGAAGCCAACAAAAGCGCTGAACCCGAAAGGAAGGAAATGACACATGATCAACCCTAAAAAACTCGTAAATATTGATTCCATCACGCTCGACAGCCAGCTTGAGGATGGGAAAATCCGCGTTATTATAGTCGACGGCATAAAGCAAGAAGCCTGGATCACAGAAGCTCCGGAGCACGGGAAAACGCTTGTTGAAACGAGAAAGGGAGACCTTGCCCGAGTAGAATTTGAAATCGGCTACAAATTAAACTAAAGCGAAAAAAGAATACGTCCAAGACGGAAAGCCTGCGGACACTGATCAACATGCACAGCATTTGTGCGTTGATTGGTGTCCGCTTTTTTATTGCACAAATGAGGAGGAATCATAGAATGCTAGACTTATTATTTGAATATAAACGCACATTAAAACAAACAAGAACACAATATAAACCGCTCGCTGAAGCAGATGAATCAGTGCTCTCAGCTGAGGACATAAAGGATAAAAAGATTATCAGAAACATCATCACAGACCTTGAATATGTAACAGAATGGCTTGAAAAAGGAAGACAGCCCGGTATCAGACGGGCGATTGACCGGCGTGATGCGTATCAGCGGCTGATGATCAAAGATCCAAGAATCATAGAATCATTTTCTTGCGATATGATGTTTGAGCCGGACGGACAGGTATCTGAGGAAGACAGAGAGAGAATCCGAGAAGCTTTATCCCTTTTAACGGATAGGGAGAAAGAAATGTTTTTGCTGCACAAGGTGGAGTGCTTTTCTTATGAACGCATTGCCGATCTTCTTGGCGTCAAAAAATCAACTGTGCAGACAACAATCAAACGGGCTTTATTAAAGATGCAAAGACAGCAGGAGGAAATGAACCGATCGCTTGCCTGAATGCTTGTCATACGTTTGCCACCTATAAGTGAAAAGAGCATGACACATAAGCGGCCGGCATAACCGGCCGCTTTTATGAATAGAAATCCATGCTGGAGGTGGCGGTGATGCCGTAGCATGAAAACACAACAGAGAGAACAAGCATTAGCAATCTATCAGCACCATCAAGGAAATATCACAAACCGGGCCATTGCAGACACAATCGGCGTTTCGGCGAAAACAATCGGCATCTGGAAAAAACAGGACGGATGGAAAGAAGCCTTGTTTTCTGAAAACGGACATAAGCAGCGCCGCATAGAAAACGATGAATTAAATGAACGGCAGCGGCTGTTCTGCCTGTACTACGTAAAAAGCTTCAATGCGACACAGTCAGCGATCAATGCGGGCTATTCTCCGGACAGCGCCCATGTGACGGGCTGCAGGCTGTTAAAGAATGAAAAGGTTGCCGCTGAAATCAGGCGGATAAAAAAAGAAATGGTGAATGAAGTGTTTATTGAAGCGATGGACGTTTTGCAGGTATATGTCAAAATCGCGTTCGCCGATATCACGGATTATGTGACCTTTGGCAAAAAAGAGGTGCAGGCCGTCGGAAAGTCGGGACCGCTGTTTGATGAAGATGATAACCCGATCATGAAGGAAATCAGCTTTGTCGACGTCAAAGACTCCGGTCTCGTTGACGGCACGATTGTCACGGAGGCAAAGCTCGGCAAGGAAGGCATCGCCATTAAGCTTGCCGATAAGATGAAAGCACTTGAAAAGCTGTCATTATACTTTGATTTGTTTCCGGATCAATTTAAACAAAAAATAGAAAATGAGAAGTTAAAGCTCGCGAAACAAAAAGCGGAAAAAACTGATGACGGCCGCGAGCCAATTGAAATCATGATCAAACGAAAAGAGGACAAGGCATGATTGTAAAAGAAATCAATCCTCATTTTGAAGATTACGTGTTCAATTGGGAGCAGACGTACCAGTTTCTCGTCGGCGGCTACGGCTCATCAAAAAGCTATCATACGGCGCTGAAAATCGTGTTAAAGCTGTTGAAGGAAAAGCGTACGGCGCTCGTCATACGCGAGGTGTTCGATACCCACCGGGATTCGACCTTCGCTTTATTTGAAGAGGTGATTGAAGAGCTTGGTCTCACGAAGGCAGCCGCAGCACTTTCTTCCCCGCTTCAGCTGCGGTTTCAAAACGGCAGCCGGATCATGTTCAAAGGGATGGACAACCCGGCGAAGCTGAAATCTGTACACAACATTTCATTAATATGGATTGAAGAGTGCTCTGAGGTGAAGTATGAAGGCTTTAAGGAATTAATCGGCCGTCTTCGCCACCCTGAGCTGAAGCTGCACATGATTTGCACCACCAATCCCGTCGGCACCTCCAATTGGACGTACCGGCATTTTTTTCGGGATGAACGCAATCAGCGGTTTGTGCTGGATGACAGCGAGCTTTACGAAAAGCGGACACTTGTCAGGAGAGATACGTATTACCATCATTCCACGGCAAACGACAACCTCTTCCTCCCCGAAAGCTATATCAAGCAGCTTGACGGACTGAAGGAATATGATCCTGACTTATACCGAATTGCCCGTAAAGGCAGGTTCGGCGTCAATGGAATCAGGGTGCTGCCGCAATTTGAGGTGCTTCCGCACGACCGTATCGAAGAACGAATTGCGGCCATCAGCCAGCCGATCCTTCGCACAGGCATGGATTTTGGTTTTGAAGAATCCTACAATGCTGTCGTCCGTCTCGCCGTCGATCCTGATAAGAAATATCTCTACATTTATTGGGAGTATTATAAAAACAAAATGACAGATGACAAGACGGCTGAGGAGCTGCGGGAATTGGCTAAAACACAGGAAATGATCAAAGCCGACTCCGCTGAGCCGAAGAGCATTCAATATTTCCGCCAGCAGGGTTTTCGGATGGTCGGAGCCAGGAAGTTTCCCGGCTCCAGGCTTCAATACACCAAAAAGGTCAAACGCTTCAAAAAAATTTTCTGTTCGGACCGCTGTGAAAATGTCATCTATGAGCTCAAGACACTGACGTATGCCAAAGATAAAAACGGTGCGCTGGTTGAGGATGAATTCACGATCGATCCGCATACGCTTTCTGCTATTTGGTATGCGCTTGATGATTATGAGGTCGCAGATGTGAAGGAAACAGCGCAAAAACGAATCCGTCCGAACCGAGAAAGGAGGAGGTCATAAATGCCGCACAATCAAACAGTCAGAGCAACGGTTTTAAAAGCCAATGCATCTGCTCCTCAGACAAAGCAAATTTATGAAGACGACTTTTCTGATTTGTATGGAGAGGATATCATCGCTCCGCCCTACAATATCACCGAGCTTAAAACAATTGCTGAATACTCAACCATTCTTCAGCAATGCATTGATGCGTACAGAGTGAATATTACCGGTTTCGGTTTTGATGTGGAGTACACGTTTGATGTCAACGCCACTGATGTTGACCAGGCGAAAAAGAAAAAAGCGGAAAAAGACTGGGCCAGACTTGAAGCCTTTTACAAATGCCTTCACTTTGATGAATCTGCTGAAATGATTTTAGGCTATGCCATTGAAGACAGGGAAAAAACCGGAAACGGCTTTATGGAAGTGCTTCGCGACGGGATGGGAAAACCGGCCGGCATTGAATATTTGGATGTGAAATATATGCGCGTATGCGGAGCCGGCGAGCCTGTGGAAGTATCTTTTATGTATGAAGAAAACGGAAAAGTGAAGAGAATCAAAAGGCAAAAACGGTTTCGGAAATTTGTGCAGATGATCAATGGAAAAAAAGTATTTTTCAAAGAATACGGCGATCCTCGAAAACTGGACATGCGCACGGGCGAATATGTCAGCACACTGGCTGAAAAGCACCAAGCAAACGAAGTGATCCATCTTAAAATCGGAAGCGGCGTATACGGCGTGCCCCGCTGGGTAGGCAATATCGTCAATTTATACGGCGCCCGGAAAGCGGAAGAGCTCAATTTTATGTATTTTAAGCAGGGGCGTCACGTACCCGCTGCGATTACGGTGGAAAACGGGATGCTGTCTGAAGCTTCTTACCGGGAACTGCAGGAGTATATGAATGACCTTGAAGGTGTGGAAAACGCCCATAAATTTCTTCTGATTGAGGCGGAAGGCATCGCGAAGGAGAAGGACCTTCACGGCGGTGAAGATATCACGCCGGTTTCTGTGGAAATCAAATCCCTTGCGGAAATCCTGCAAAACGACGCCTTGTTTCTTGAATATGATGAAAAAAGCAGAAATAAGCTGCGCTCTGCTTTCCGTCTGCCGCCGCTTTATACGGGAGAAGCTCAGGAATACAACCGGGCTACGGCTGATACAGCGAGAAAAATTACGGAGGAGCAGGTGTTTCAGCCAGAGCGGAAAACGCTTGTCAACAAATTGAACACACTGCTTTTGCCGGAGCTGAATCTTCATGATGTGAGGCTGACATTAAAAGGACCGGACTTTCGTGATCCGCTTGAGATTGCGAAAGTGCTCGGTCCTTTTATTACAGCTGGAGCCGTTTCTCCAAATGATTTACGAGACCTTGCCGGACGGGTGCTCGGCAAAACGCTTGAGGAGTGGCCGGAGGACATTTACAAACGCCCTGCCGGACAGGATGCTGAAAAGACGAATCTGACAGCACTTCTGCAGGAGCTGAAGGACAGCATCGAAGCTATCAAAACGTCCTGAAGGGAGGTGAATCAAGCAGGTGGCGCGGGAATTGAAAAATGCCAAAATCAGCTTTGTCAGCTATGTGGACAAGGCGGCAAACCAGACAGAATTTTTCTTTACAAAGTCAGCCGAACCTCCGTCATTTGAAAAAAAGGTTCGGCTGTTTACGAAAAGCGAGCAGGATGAACAAAAGCTCGTATACGGAATTGTGTATGAGCCTGATGTTCCAGATGCCCACGGCGACTATATGACCGCAGAAGAAATTGAAAAAGCAGCGCATGGCTTTCTTGCAGACGCGCGGGAGATTGATATCAATCACAGCTTTGAAGGCGGCACAGGCGTGGTCGTTGAATCCTATGTGGCGCCCGATGATTTTATCATCGGAACAAAACGGATTACAAAGGGCTCGTGGGTGCTTGTGACAAGAGCGTCAGATGAGGTGTGGGAACAAATCAAAGCCGGCATCATCACCGGCTACAGCATGGCGGGTACTGCTGATGTATATGAAGAAGAACCGGTTGAAAAAGCCGGATTCCTAAGCGTGTTCAAGCAGCTGCTGGCCGACAAAACAGGAAAGGAGACTGAAGAAATGAGGAAAGAAGACATGAGGGAATCAATCGAGCATGCGCTGTATCCGTTGCTCAAACGGCTGGAGACAATTGAAAAAAACACAGAAACAGAGGAAAAACCGGAGCAGACGGGAGATGACGAGCGCCTGAAGAAGCTCGTTGAGGACATGATTGCCCCGCTGATCGAACGCATTGAGGCTCTGGAAAAAGCTCGGGGAGCCTCTAAACAGACGGCGGACGATGCGGCCGGCAATACAGAGCAAGTCAAAAAATCAATCTGGAGCGGACTGCTGTAAACCAGTCAAAGAGGAGGAAATCAATTGAGAAATCAAGAGATCATTCGGAAAGCGGAAATGTCGCTTTCTGCTTTAAAAAGCGGCGGGCTCATGAACCCTGCACAAGCATCAGCTTTTATCCGCATGGTGCAAAACACGCCGACGATTTTCAGTGAATCCCGCGTGATTCAAATGGAAAACGATTCGCAAAAATTTGAGAAAATCGGCTTCGGCCAGCGTATTTTGCGCGCGGCTCAAGAAGGAAAGGCGCTGACAACAGACGAGCTGGCGGTTCCGACGACAAGCACTGTCCAGCTGAACACAAAGGAAGTCATTGCGGAAATTAACATTACGTACGACACGCTCGAAAACAATATTGAAAAAGGCGGACTGCAGCAAACGATCATGCAAATTTTAGCAGAGCGCGCGGCAGTTGATATTGAAGAGCTGATCGTAAACGGAGATACTGCATCAGCAGATCCATACCTGGCGCAGCTGGACGGCATCCGTAAACAAGCAGTGTCCCACATCGTCGATATGAACGGTGAAGAACTGTCGAGAGCGACATTTAAAAAAGGTTTAAAGGCTGTTCCGCCGAAATATTTGCGCATCCCTCAGGAATTCAGATTCTATACGTCGCACGGCTTAGAAGTTGAATGGAAGGACCGCGTGGCGGACCGTCAGACAAATCTTGGGGACCAGGCTGTTCAGGGCGGCTTGTCCACAGCATTCGGCGTACCGGTAAAAGGGGTATCCAATATTCAGCCGTACGCAGTCGGAGAGGGAGACGCGCAATATGATGCGTCCGATATCATTCTGACACATCCGAAAAATATCATTCTCGGCTTCTCACGCAATATTCGAATTGAAGTCGACAAGGATATCCGCTCCCGTAAGTTCATCATTGTCTTAACGGCGAAGCTGGACAGCAAGTTCGAGGAAGAGGATGCCTGCGCTAAATTAATTAACGTAAAAGAATAATTGAAATGGGGTGGCCAGCTTATATGCTCATCGAACCGACGGACGTTGCCGCCTATTCGGTCTATGACCAGGTGAAAAACAGGCCGGAAGAACTGCTGGCGCAGGATATCATCGAGGCGGAATCGGAAGCGGCCCTCATTACAGGGCACAGCTTTACAGACAGCATCTACGACCCACTCCCTGAAAAGGCGAGATTAGCTTTGCTGAAGCTCGCCCAATACTTTGCGCTAGTAAACAGCGACGAATCAGCCGCATCAAGCTATCAGTCTGAGAAAATGGGGGATTACTCCTACACGGTTTCAGGTGAAGCCGGCATTCAAAAGCCCGATGTATATCATTTGCTGGAAGAGTTTATCGCACCGGACTATGTTCCGGAGTCCGCCAGATTGAAGGTGCGGTCGTTATGAGTTATCAGCAGATGCTGATTCATCGCTGTAATATTTATCATGAAAAAGCGCAGCCGCCGCCGGCGGGACGATTCGGAATTCCGGCGGACAAGCTTCAGCCGGTATTTTCATATCCGAATACACCCGATGAAGAAAATGTCCCTTGCTACTTTACAGAAAAAACGCAGCAGCTGATTCAGGAGGAGCCTGATCAAACCGTGTATCACAGCTTTCTTGTCCATTTTCCAGGCTCTGCGGATATCCGGATGAACGACAAAATCATTTGGCAACACAACAGCTATATTCTGAAGCTGCCAAAAAAGATCAGACACCATCATTGGGAAGTCATCGCTGTCAGAGATGAAAGTCTATGAAGATAGCGGGACTTAAACAGCTGAACGCATCGTTAAAAGGAGCGGCATCCGGCGGTTTTTCCCGCGAGGCGTCCCGGTGGCTTGAAGAGTGCGGGCAAGATTTTCTGGAGATCGTACAATCTGAACTCATCAGCACGCAAACGATAGATACAGAAAAACTGCTCAGCTCCTTTCAGAAAGGCTCAGAGGACAACCTCTGGAAGATACAAAGCGGCGGACTCTCACTTGAGGTCGGGACCCAGCTTGAATATGCTTCTTTTCTCAATGACGGCCACTGGACGTCGAAAGCGGACGATGTGAGATGGGTGCCGGGGCATTTTCAAGGCTCACGGTTTAACTATGATCCGGCTTCTTCCACAGGCATGGCACTCAAGAAAAAATGGATACCCGGCACGAGCTATTGGGAGCATGCACTGCTTCTATATGAACAGCTGTTTGCAAAATCAATGGAACATAAATTGCGCCAGTGGCTGAAAAAGATGTAAAGGAGGAGCGGGATGAACAGCGAAACAGGATCGATCATGGCTTTTTTGTACAGCCAGTGGTCTGTTCCCATTTATGAAAGCGAGCTGCCTGATCATTTTCAAGTGCCGTCTTTATATGTCCCTGCGCCATCTGTTTTTGAAGAAACAGATACAGTCTCCACGTTTAAAAAAACCTACAGTCTCAATGTGAAGCTGTTTCATCTTGACTCCGTGCAGGCGCTGGATGAAGCGGACAGGCTCGCGGATGCCATCAGAGAAGCGAGAAATATAGTTCCGCTGCTTAGTGAATCCGGTGAGAAGACAGGGGATATGCTTCGCATCACCCGAATTGAGACAAGGGTGGGAGACAGGGGCGAGGCGGTCATGGTGATCAGGTGGAGCAGCCGATATTATTATCACAAAACAGAACAGCCTGTCTTACAGGATATCGATATGAACAGCGGGGTGAAATAGCGGTGGCAAAGCAGAAAAAAGCGAAGGCTGTACATACAGAGAGCCGGGAAGCTCTTTTTGATACAGCGGATTTGATCAAGCACGCAAAGGAACTGTTCGGCGTTAAGCCGGAGATCCTTCAGGGGGCTTTATTTGGCGTGGACAAAACACGCCTGACGAAATCAGAGGCAAGTCAATTGATCCAAACATTTTTAACTAAGGAGGTCATGCAATAATGAATGGCGGAACATTTACAGCAGGAAAAGAAAAGGACCGTGCAGGCATTTATTTCAATTTTAAAACGACGGCACAGGAACGGGTGTCACTTGGTGAACGGGGGACGGTCGCACTTCCGGTCGCATCAAGCTGGGGCGAAGCGAAAACATTCGTCTCCATTTCAAGCGTGGAGGATTTAAACAAAAAAGTGGGTCTCAGCATCGACGATCCATCTTTATTACTGTTGCGTGAAGCGAAGAAAAACGCGAAAACGGTATTGATGTACCGCCTCACTGAAGGCGTCAGAGCATCTGCCGATATTGCCGAAGGTGTTAAAGCGACTGCTCTATACGGCGGATCAAAAGGGAATGACATCATCATCCGCATTAATGAAAATGTACTGGATGCAGCCTCATTTGATGTCACAACGTATATGGATGAATCAGAAGTGGATAAACAGACTGTCAAAAAAGCTGAAGAATTAACAGCAAACGGCTATGTGACATTTACCGGAACAGGAGATCTTTCCTCTTCAATTCCGCTGACTGGATCAGAGGGAGACGCGGTTGCCGAGACGCTGAACGCATCTGCGGGAATCCGTTTATCCGGCGGTACGGATAAAGCGCCGGTCAACTCAGACTATACTGATTTCTTGGCTGCGGCTGAAACGGAGAGCTTTGATGTCATCGCTTTGCCGGTTGCAGAAGGAGATCAGCTGAAGGCGACCTTTGCCGCATTCATTAAGCGTCTGCGTGACGGACAAGGGCAAAAAGTCCAAGGGGTAACAGCCAATTATAGCGGTGACTATGAAGGCATCATCAACGTGACAGAAGGTGTGCTGCTGGAAGATGGAACAGAAGTGACACCGGACAAAGCGACGGCGTGGGTAGCCGGCGCAAGTGCGGGAGCAACCTTTAACCAATCGCTGACATTTGTGGAGTATGAAGGCGCCGTTGATGTCTTAAACCGCCTTGACCACGACGCGATTGTGGAACGCTTAGGCAAAGGCGAATTTTTATTCACATTTGACGCCCGCGATAAATCGGTAAGCGTAGAAAAAGACATTAACTCACTTGTCACGTTTACGGCTGAGAAAAACAAGAAGTTTGCGAAAAACAAAATCGTCCGTGTACTCGACGCCGTCAATAACGATTTAACACGCGAGCTGAAAGCATTAATCAAATCAAGAAAGGGAAGCGGAAGCGACATCCCGGCCTCTGAAGACGGGCTTCAGTATGTGAAAACGATGATTACGCAATACATGACAACACTTCAGGATGCGGGCGGCATTACCGGTTTTGATTCTGATCAAGATATCACCATTTCAATGAATGAAGACCGTGACGGCTTCTTGATTGACCTCGCTGTACAGCCTGTCGACGCAGCAGAAAAATTCTACTTTAATGTGGAGGTAAACTAATATGGCATTAAAAGCACAAAACACGATTTCAGGTAAAGAAGGACGCTTATTTCTCGATGGCGAAGAAATGGCGCATATCAAAACATTTGAAGCAAATGTGGAGAAAAACAAGTCTGAAGTAAATATTATGGGCCGCCGCATGACAGGCCATAAAACAACAGGCGCAAACGGAACAGGCACAGCGACGTTCTACAAAGTCACATCAAAATTTGTAATCCTTATGATGGACTACGTCAAAAAAGGCAGCGATCCTTATTTCACCCTGCAGGCTGTGTTAGATGATAAATCTTCCGGAAGAGGAACAGAAAGAGTCACGCTTTACGACGTAAACTTCGACTCCGCAAAAATCGCCAGCCTCGATGTCGATTCAGAAGCATTAGAGGAAGAAGTTCCGTTTACATTTGAAGACTTCGACGTGCCTGAAAAGCTTTCTGACACGTTTTAATCAAAACTGAACAAGCCATAAGCAGACCTTTCTCAGAAAGGTCTGTTTTTAAATGATGAAATCAATTTAAAGATAAGGGAGTTTTTTACATGAGCGAGAAGAACGAAAACGTATATGATCTTTCCTTTTTTATGCCGGGAAAAACAATCGAAGCCGAAGAAATCAAAGTGCCGATCTCTAAACGTTTTGTTGATAAAAAAGGAAATATCGTACCATTTATTTTCAAAGCGATCACGACAGAGCGCATTGACGAACTGGAGAAAGAAACAACAACTTATAAAAATGTAAAAGGCAGAGGCCGTGTAAAAGATTTAGACAGCCAGCGCTTTTATGCCCGAATCGCAGTGGAATCGACAGTTTATCCAGACTTCCGTTCAAAAGATCTTCGAGAAGCTTACAAAACGGCCGACCCGGTAGAAGTAGCGAAACGTGTCCTGTCTGTAGGAGGCGAATACGCAAACTGGCTCAACAAAGCAATTGAGATTAATGGATTCGAAGATGAATTAGAAGACCTGGAAGAAGAAGCAAAAAACTAATAAAAGATGGGCATAAAGAAGCCGTGTATCTCTATTATGCGATGCACGAGCTTCATTATTCTCCATCAGATTTATTAGAACTGTATGAAGCGCCCAGAAACTTTAAGGCGCTGTTGTATGGGCTGATTGGGTATAAGCTTGAATTAATGGAAAAAGAATCGAGGAAAGGAGGTACATAATATCGCTAAATTGACAGCTCGTTTTGACCTGGAAGATAAAGTTTCTAAAAAGTTAAAACGAATTCATAAAGGGTTCCAAATGGTCGAAAAAAAGGTGAAAACCATTAATCGACAAATCAAAATCAGTATTAAGGCAGAGGACCAAGCCTTTTACAGATTGAGGAAGATCAATGACTATATTGTTTTGAAATTCGCAAAATCACTTGAAGTTAAAGTGGTTCTTGATGATCAGGCTACTGCCGGGCTTAATGTTATTGAGCATAAGCTGAAACGGCTTCCGAAAGAAAGAAACATTACTGTAAATCTAATTGAACATGTAACAGATGCTTATAAAAAAATAAGAAAAATGTTGAGCGGAAATCAGTTTTCAGTCGGTCTTTTCGTCAATAATCAAATCACCCCAGCTACAAAACGAATATTGGGATATTTGCAAAAGAACCTTAAAAACGGGTATTCAGTTAAATTAAAAGTGATTGATGAAATAACAAAAACCGTTAATCGAATTACAGCCCTTTTAGGAGATTTTGAAAAAACATATACAGTTAAATTAAAAGTGATTGATGAAATAACAAAAACCGTTAATCGAATTACAGCCCTTTTAAAAGATTTTGAAAAAACATATACAGTTAATATTATCGCTAAAGAAAAATTAACTGCTGATAAGATCAACGAGAAGAAACCGGAAGAGAAAAAGAACTGGTTTATGCAAACATTAGAAGACTTCGGAACAGCTTTTAAAGATAAAGTGATAGAAAAGATTCTTGACTCGTTATTTGAAAAAATTCCTTGGTTTAAAAAAAATGATAATGAAGAAAATACCCCAAATCATGCGCCTGGGAATACGCAGAGTAACGAGAAAGTTGATAAACGCAACACCGGGCAGAGATGCTGTTGCTGCTGCTGTGGGTGCGGAGGTAATAGCTCTGGAAGCAAAACCAACAAAAGATATAAAAAAAGAAAAAGTCCGACAAGTGCAAGGACTTCAGGACGAACACTGAGAGTTCCAGGCGAGGTATTACGAAGACGTCAGAGCGGTGCATCAGGAGAAAATGCCACAAGCGGAAGGAATTCTGGTTCTAAGTTCAGAAACTGGCTCGGAAGCATGAGGTCCACTGCCACCGACTCATCAAAATGGGGGAAAGTTTTAAAGCCTTTAAAAGGTTTGGGGAAATTCGCGAAAGGTATCCCCCTTTTGGGAACAGCATTAGCGGCAACCGATTTGCTCGGGATGAACAAAGAAAATGCAGGTGAGAAAGTTGGTTCTTTCGCCGGGAATCTTGGTGGAGCTGCGGCAGGCGGAGCCGCGGGAGCCGCTATTGGTTCTGTTGTCCCTGTTGTCGGCACTGCTGTTGGCGGCGTTGTCGGTAGTATTGCAGGCGGTATAGGGGGTTCTGATTTAGGATCCTCTATTGGCAAATGGTTTGATGATGGCGGCGCTTCAAAAGCATGGGATGGAATTGTAGACGGTGCAGGAAATGCCGTCGATTGGATCGAGGATACTTGGTCTGATTTTTCGGATTGGTTTATGGATAATGTCTGGACCCCTGTTAGTGATTGGGCCGGAGATAAGATTGATAAGATCACTGACAAATTCGAGGATGCTAAGAAATGGCTAACTGATACCTGGAATGACGTATCATCCTGGTTTGTGGATAACGTGTGGACACCTATTTATAACACGGCAGTTCCGATCATAAATTTAGTAGTAGGTGCCTTTTTATTTGCCTGGGATGGTATCCAAGCTCTTTGGAAGATTGTTTCAACTTGGTTCATGGATAATGTCTGGAATCCATTAGTTGACGGTGTCACTGATGCTGCTGATTGGATTTGGACAAAAATAAATGACGCCTGGACTTGGATCTCAGACACATGGTCCACTGTATCAACTTGGTTCATGGATAATGTCTGGAATCCGATTAGTAATGCAGTGGCAACTGTTGCCGGATGGATCCAAGCACATATTGATTATGCGCGAATCTGGATCCAATTAAAATGGCTTCAGGTGGCAACTTGGTTTTATGACAATGTCTGGAACCCAATCAGTACAGCTGTTAGTAACGTAGCAAATTGGATTTGGACGAAGATCAACGAAGCATGGACTTTTATTTCAGAATTATGGTCTACAGTCTCAACTTGGTTTATGGAAAATGTGTGGACGCCGGTAAGTGATGCTGTCACTAATGCAGCAAACTGGATTTGGACAAAACTTAACGAAGCATGGACGTGGATATCTGACAAGTGGAGTGCAGTTTCGACATGGTTCAGTGAAAATGTTTGGAACCCAATTGTCTCAAAAGTGGAAGATGCCAAAAAATCCATTTCGGAAAAATTTGAGTCAGCTATAACAGCAGTTAAAGACGCTTGGAAAGGTATTGAGGATTGGTTCCAAAAAAATGTGGGTGATCCGTTAGGGGGAATAGCTGACGGAATTAAGACGAAGTTTGAAGATACCTTCTGGTGGGTCATTAAGCTAAAAGGATTAGCTGACGCCGGAGGGGAGATCATAGGCAATCTTATAGGGAGAGGTGAGGAAGCTACTGGATTAACAACAAAGAAATCCGGTAAGTCTTCATCTGGTAAAAATTCTAGCGGTGGAGGAGGAATTGCTGGTCTTGTCCAGTCTCAGTCATCAGCGCCAACAAGTATTTTTCCTAAACAAAAAAGCGTTCTTGAAACTGAAACGAACGCGACGGGCGGCTATATTACGAAACCAACCATTTCATGGATTGGTGAAGCGGGTAAAGAGTTTGTGATCCCTGTTGATAACAACAAAGGCCGTGGTAAAATGCTTCTTTCTCAGGCAGCTTCAAAACTGGGGATGAGTGTTGTTGACGACATGGCTTCTGCTTCATCCGCAGGCGGAGAATCAGCAGTTTCTCCATTAGCCGGCGCAGCATCAGTCACTGCTACAGTATCTCCTACAGTTGATACTTCGAGTCTTAATGAACAGGCTTCTTCTTTCGGCCAACAGTTCACTCGGGGTTTTGATCAAGGTATTGAGGATAAAGTTGTTTCGATGTCCACTTGGAAACAGAAAAACGTTGGTCAGCCTATGAATAATTTGATTTCCTACTCTCCGAATTACGGAAAACAGGTGGTCAATGGTTATGCTAATGGTCAGAACAGCACAGCAACCGGAACAGACGGCTTTTTACAATCAAAAGTCAAAACACCGTTCCAAGCTACTGTAAACAAATCCTCCTCATGGGGAAGCAGTACAATCAAAGGATTTACTTCAGGACAAAATAGTTCCCAAACCGGTACTGATCAATATGTAAATACACATGTGAATAAGCCGTTTTTGCGATCTAAAGAATCATCAAACGGCTGGGGAACCGGCATGATCGGGAATTTTGTTTCAGGCATGACTTCAAAGGCAAGTGAAGTCCATGAAGCCGCCAAGGAACTCGCGAAAAAAGTTGAGACGGCTTTCCGTGAAGAATTAGATATCCATTCGCCTTCTCGAGTTATGATGAGTCTCGGTCGCTTTGCATCTGTCGGGGTAGTAAAAGGATTGGATTCTGTCGATGTGAAAAAATACGCTGAAAAGCAAGCCGGTTCACTTGCAGCTGCTTATTCCGGAATGGGTGCAGTAGGGGGAAATGTGAAGCAGTGGCTTATGGCTGCAATGATGGCCACAAAGACACCTTTAAGCTGGCTTCCAGGATTGATGACGATTGCTCAGTATGAATCAGGAGGCAACCCGAACTCTATTAACCTGTGGGATAGCAACGCGAAGGCGGGAAATCCATCACAAGGACTCATGCAGACAGTCCCGACTACATTTAATGCTCATAAAGCACCGGGCATGGGTAACATCAAAAATCCGATTCACAACGCTGCTGCCGCTATCGGCTATATCAAAAGCAGATACGGCTCAATTGATAATGTACCTGGCATTAAAAGCCTGAAACGTGGCGGTCCCTATGTTGGTTATGCCAACGGCGGACTGATCACAAAAGAACAAATCGCCCGTGTCGGTGAAGGAAACAAGCGGGAATGGATCATTCCGGAGGAGCGAGGCATACGCGGCCGCTACCTCCTTCAGAGAGCAGCGCAAGCTCTGGGTATGGAAGTGACAGATCCGTCTCAATCCCAGCAGTCTGAGCTTTCTTCAGGCCAAGTCTCCGCTGTTACTTCGGCAAGCCGGCCAACGACAGCGGTATCCGGATCAAAAGAAATTTATATTCAATTTAATGGTGACCAGCACTTCCATAATGGACAAGACGCCGAAAGTCTTGCAGCGAAAATCAAGCAGGCGCTTATAGACGAACTGCAAAAGGATATCAATATTGGAACGAAGGGAGTCGTTGCATTTGACTAAATCCGTATATGAATTTTGGATTTCACAAGGGAAGGACAAGCTGCGGCTCCCCGTACTTCCCGACCAGCTGAATATTTCAAATACGGTTCAGAATGAGACGGTTAAAGTAGCTAAGTTCGGTGACCTTACATTTATTGACGAACAGGGAGCGAAAGAAATTTCGTTCTCTTCGTTTTTTCCGAAGAAATACAGCCCGATAGCTGAATATCAAAACTTCCCGTCGCCGGAAAACGCGATAACAAAAATTGAAAAATGGATGAAGGCCAAAAAACCGGTCCAGTTTTTGATTACGGGAACTAAAGTGAACCTGACTTGCAGTGTTGAAGGTTTTTCCTATAGCGAAGGCCAGCAGGATATCGGTGATCGCTCGTTTGATATTCAATTAAAAGAATACAAAACCGCTTCCCCCCGAAAAATCAAGCAAAAGAAAAAAACAAAGGCAAAACGTCCGTCAAAGGCCTCTCCGAAAACCTATACAGTGAAAAAGGGAGACACGCTTTGGGACATTGCCGGCCGATTTTACGGGAACAGTACGCAATGGCGCAAAATTTGGAACGCCAATAAAACAGCAATGATTAAACGAAGCAAACGAAATATCAGGCAGCCGGGCCACTGGATTTTTCCCGGTCAAAAATTAAAGATACCGCAATGAAGCAGGTGATGTATGATGATAGAATTGTTCGTCATTAAAGATACAGAATGGCTTGAGCTGGTAGCGGAAAGCGTGTCGCTGGAGGGGCACCGATATCAAGCGCCGCGGTCCATAGAAGCGACCATCGTCATTAAACAGGGCGACCAGAAATATTACAGCGTCACAGAAGGAGATACCGTTTTGTTTAAGTGGAAGGGAAAAGAGCTTTTCCGCGGGATCGTCTTCGCCCGAACGCCTGATGAACATACGCTTGCCTTCAGTGCGTACGATATGCTGCAATATCTGGTCAAAAATCAGGATGTGTACGTGTTTTCCAATCAGCGTGCTGACCAGATGATCAGGAGGATCGCCAATGATTTTCAAATTCCGACAACCTCTATTGCGAACACAAGTCATACGATCAAAAGCCTTGTGATTAAAAATGATACGAGCCTGTACGACATCATATTGAAGGCTTTAAAACAGACAAAGAGCCAGACGGGACGGAATTATCAGCTGTATTCAGAAAAAGGAAAGCTCGGTCTGCGCGCTTGGCCAGATCCGTCGGAGGTATGGGTGCTGGAAACCGGCGTCAATATTACGGGCTACCAATACAGCACGTCTATAAATGATACCGCTACACGAGTCGTGCTGCGCCGCCAGAAGGATAATAAGACGTATAAAGTGTCTGCCAAGGACAGTTCAGGCTTAAACAAATACGGCGTGCTTCAATATACGGAGACCGTAACAGACGAAATTAACCAGGCGCAGCTTCAGCAGAGGGCTGACGTACGCCTTGCTGAAAAAAAGGGCGTAAAAAAAGAACTGAAAAATATTCAGGCCATCGGCATTCCAGAAGTGCAGAGCGGCTTGCCTGTCTATATATCCATTCCGGAGGCAGGGATTAAGAAAATCTACTGGGTAGATACAGACCGGCATGAGTTTAAAGGAACGAAACATACGATGACCATTGATGTTGTCGAAAAGAATACGATGCCGGAAGGGGTTTCCTGATGAGACTGAGTGAAGCCATCAAACATTTGGCCGTCGGTGCGGTTGATGCTGAATCTCCGGTGGAGCTGCTCCCAGCTGAGGTGGTTTCGGTTTCTCCTGTTGAAATCAAATTAAAAGAAAACAGCAAACTGATTATACCGGCTGACGCCCTCATCATTCCAAAACGGATGCAGTCCGGAGGAGATGATGCACTCGAGCTGGGGGATCGCGTCATGACTGCAGCTCTGACAGGCGGACAATCGTTTTTTATTTTAGATAAACTGTAAACAAAACCGCTTCGGACGAAGTGGTTTTTTATTTAGCATGTATAAAAGGAGTGGGCATCATGGCCCTGACACCAGAAGTGGAGTTTGAGGATATTGAAGATGACGGCGAAGTCATTGAAACCTCGCAAACCTACAAAATAGATTTTGAAAACGGAAGAATTACAAATGAGCTGATTACCGGGCTTGAAGCAATCAGACAGTTTGTGTATATCGCCTTACAAACTGAACGATATGCGTATTCAGTTTACAGCCATAATGTCGGAAATGAGCTTCAGGACGTGCTTACAGATCATGAGACGACTGATGCCTACAAAAAAATGGAGATTCCTAGGCTCATAGAGGAGGCACTTGTTTATGATGACCGGATTTCCGCTGTAACAGACTTTGAGATAGAAAAACAAGGCGATGCATTTCATGTTTCCTTTGTAGTCGAGACAGATGAAGGATCGCTTGAGATTGAGGAGGTGATTGGCGAAGATGTTTGAGGACCAGACCTTTGAAGATATTATGGAGCGTATGCTGAACAGCATCTCCGCAGATATTGACACGAGAGAAGGCAGTGTTATTTATAACGCATTAGCCCCGGCGGCAGCCGAGCTTGCGAAGTCGTATATATGGCTTGATACCGTGCTTGAGCTTGTGTTTTCTGATACTGCGCAAGGAGAGTTTTTGGACCGGCGCGCTGCGGAAGCGGGGATTGAACGGACAGCTGCCACAAAGGCCGTGAGAGCAGGGGAGTTCACAGCTGGCGTCAGAATTCCTGAAGGCTCCCGCTTCTATGTGGACAATCTTTATTTTCAATATACAGGAGACGGGACACTTGTCTGTGAAACGCCGGGAGAAGCAGGAAACGCCAATCTGACCGGACGCAATCTGTTGTCACTGGATACCATCCCGGGATTGGAAAAAGCGATTGTCAAAGAGATTCTGATTCCGGGGCGTGAAGAAGAAGGAGATGACAGCTTAAGAGAACGGTATTTTACGAGGGTTCGGCGTGAGGCTGTCAGCGCCAATAAAATGCATTATAAAGAGTGGGCTGAAGAAGTGGACGGTGTTGGAAAGGCAAAGATCTTCCCGCTTTGGAACGGAGACGGGACGGTTAAAATTGTCGTCACGAATGCTAACCTTGAACCGGCTTCTGAAATCTTAATTCAAAAAGTGAAAGACTATATTGATCCTGAGCCCGGTCAGGGCGAGGGGCAGGCGCCAATCGGAGCCGTTGTCACAGTGGAAAGCGCGGTCTGGAAGGAAGTTGAGATTTCTGCCGAAGTGCTTCCGGAAGTCAATCACTCGATTGATGAAGTAAAGACAGAAATTCAAGAAGGCGTTTTAAATCTCTTTAAGAAAATGGCATTCGAAGATAACATTATCCGCCTTTCTCAAATTAATAACATCGTCTATAATTCGCCATCTGTCAGTGATTATTCAAATATTAAAATCAACGGCACTTCCGAAAATTTAGTGCTGAGCGACGTAGAAATCCCTAAGCTTGGGCAGGTGAATATCATTGAGCAAACAAGATGACATGATTTCATATCTGCCGCCGTTTCTCACCAGCTTAAAAGAAATGTCGGAGCTGCTGAAAGCGGAAGCACCTGAGTTTGATCAGCAAAATAACAGCATATTTGATCTGACAGACCAGTTATTTGTGCCAACAGCAACATGGGGGCTTAGCCGCTGGGAAAAGATTTTAAACGTGCCGCGGGAATCTGGAGACACCGATGAAATCAGGCGATTACGGCTCATTTCGAAGATGTCGAACATCCCGCCGATCACCTACAGGGCCATTGAGCAGGCGGTGAACCGTTTCTTAAAAAAACCGTCGGCACAAGTCCGCCTGCTGCCCGGTGAATACCGATTTAATGTAGACATCAATATTGATGATCTCCAGCACATGAATGAGCTGATCGAAGCATTGGAAAACATGAAGCCGGCACATCTGGCCTATACGCTCAGAGGCGGATTGAATGAGACGCTCCAAATAAAGGACAGAGTCATCCTGAATCACCGAAGATACCGAACAGCCAGTGAGCTGAAGGTCGGTTATTCTGTCACTCTTAACAATAATGAGGTGGTCTTAACTTGATTTCAACCATATACAGAGAACGTACAGCTGCCGATCTCAAAAGCAGGATTCATCACGTGCTGCTTAACGGCCAAGAAACAGAAATAGTGGAGCTCACCATTGAAGGAGCAACAGTGACCGTTCTGACAAAACGTGAGGAAGACATCAAACATATAGAAACGGTACAAATTTTTGACGAACTGGGCAACATCATTACAGAAAGAGAAACAGACCTGGACGTCAGTGAAAACAGAACACTCGATTTCAGATTTACCTTTGAGGTGGTGTAAACATGGCATACGAAGAAAAAACAGACTGGCTCCCGGACGACCCAATCAACGAAGACGACGTCAACCGCTGGGAAAAAGGCATAAAAGACGCCCACACAGACCTGGCTGCCCACAAAAACGACATGAACAACCCCCACAACACAACAAAGGCGCAAGTCGGGCTGGGGAATGTTGATAATGTGCAGCAAGCGGCGAAGAAGGATTTTGATGAACATGAGCAAGATCAGGTGCGGCATATTACGCATGAAGAACGGGTTAGATGGAATGGTGCGCAGCTTTCGAAAATTACGAAAGACGATGGATCGATCCTTATTAACATCAGTAAAAGTTATGACTTTCATAGTGTTGCCTTAGGGCAGAACAAGACTTTTACTTTTTATATTTCGAGTGATGCGAAAAATGCGCCTTCTCAATCGGTTCATGGTATTTACTTGCATTCCTCTTCGACGGCTGGAGAAGCAATGGCCATGGCTGAAGATGGTGGCTTTTGGAGAAAGTCTTTAGTTAACGGAATCTGGTCTGACTGGATAAAATATGAAACGGAAGAAGACTCAATAAAAAGAGTGGCTGCTCATTCTGATAATAAAGATATACATGTAACAAAAGGCGATAAAGACAAATGGGATGCAGGACAGTTCTATAAAATAACGCAAGACAACGGCAAGGTATTTTATAAAAGTAGCAGTGAGACAACGGATTATAATGAACTGACTGCTACTGGAATGTATCTGATATACAATGCTGGATTGAATGGACCAGGCTTGATCCAATGCTTTCTTCTAGTAATGAGCTATGGGAATACGCTCGTTCAAACTGCGTACGATGCTTCAAATGGTTTGAAAACTTTCTATCGAATCCGAAAAAATGATTCTATCACATGGACATCTTGGATTGATATAGAAACTACAGAGGGAGCTCAAAGGAAAGTCGATGCTCACGCCAAACTTACTGATATACATGTAACTAAGACTGAAAAAGAAAAATGGAATGCCAGTCAACTTTTCAAAATAACCGCCGATAATGGTACACAAAAAATAAATTTAACTTCTGGCTCATTTTATGATTCCCTAAAAGATGTTGGTTCCGTTTCTTTCTATGGAACAAATGCTGTAACAGATAGCCCTTCAAAGACAAGCTTGCGCGGTATGCAGTTAGTAGGACAGCCGGGAATAGGCATTGGGTACGCTGTAGACGTAGAAGGTAATGCATGGTGGTTTTACTATAATGCTAACAACACTGCAATCAATTGGTATCCTATCGAATCTACAGCAGGAGCGCAATCTAAGGTAGATGCACATGCAAATCAAACAGATATCCACGTAATAAAATCTGATAAAGACAAATGGAATAATGCACAACTATATCCATTAACAACAGAGAATGGTCAACGAATTAAGATTGATAATGGAAAGAATCTTTTTGATTACCCAACTGGCTTATATTTCGGTGCAGGGGTTGTGAATCATCCAGGTGATGATGAAGCAGCTTGGTACTATTATGATATTACAGATGTTCAAGCTGACCTCGCTCCGCCTCAAGGGTTAAGGAAAATTGTCGCTACTAGATCTTACGATAATCAAACATGGATTGGAATTTTTCATAAAGAGGGCAATTTTTTAGGATGGAAGCGTCTTATTACTAATGAGGATTTTGAATCGGTAACATGGCAAAACGTCACACTAAAAAATGGCGCTGCTACTGGAGACAGACCGTTTCAATACGCAAAGTGGGGAAATCTGCTTCTATTACGTGGCCATATCACAGCAAATCGTGAAGTTGTATGTGGAACAATTCCGTCTGAGAGATTGCCAGAAAACGGTGCAGTTGTAAATGTCCCTGTTTCAGGAACGACTGGTTATTCTAAGTTATTTATCCATACAAGTGGAGATATGAAATTGTCAGGTATTCATTCGAATAATAACAGCAATGTAACTGGTTACTACATGGATAATGTAATTGCATTAAATTAGGGAGGTTGAAAACTTGATACAAGTCTTTAGATATGATGAAGATTTTATGTTTGTTGAGCCTGTCTTGGTGATTGAAGTTGACGAGAAAGGCAATTATATCATTCCTGCTGATTGCACTACCGTTGCGCTGCCGGATTCTCCTTCTCTGTTCAAACCAAAGTTTGATGCAGATAAACAGGAATGGACTGAGGCAGCTACACAGGAAGAGATTGATGCGGTTTTAAGTTCAGTGGGAGAAGAAGTCTCTGTAGTTGAACTTTTGAAGCAGCAAAATGCGGCGCTTTCTTTGCAGATTGCTAAGACAGAGAAGGAAAATGAAGAAAGACGTATGAGGGAAGCAGAGCAGGCTTTTGTCATTGCCCAGATGCAAAAACAAATACAAGAATTGAAGGGAGCAAATTAAATGGCTAGGTATCCAGAAGTAGCTGACATAAAGCAATTTTATATGTGGAAATGCTATACGGATGAAAAAGTTCAAGAATACGTTAGGATTGAATGGATCACAAAAGAGCAATATAAAGAAATTACCGGAAAGGATTACTAATTCCCAGCAATCCCGAGGAGACGAACGAACTTATTGTGACTTAATAAGGAAGGATAAACGCTTAATAGGCGTTTTTTTATTTTGCCTCAAAGGAGGTGAACAAGATGAAGTAAAAGGAGGGCGTACCGGTGTCACAACCGACGGAGGTACCTGATGTTAATGTCTTTCAGCAGGATTTAGCAGACATAAAAGGTGAACAAAAAGCGCTCGAACAGAGAGTTTCCGCATTGGAACGCGTGTCTGACCGGCAGGATCAGCAAATCATGACGCTGAACGAAAAATTAAACAAAATTGAAGAAAATACAACATGGATTAAGCGCACCATCACTGGTGCCATCATTACAGCAGTGTGCACAGGGATCATTGGCGGAGCGATCGCCATTATGTACAACCTGCTGCAGCATTAAGGGGGATTATCATGAAAACGTATGATAAAGGCACGGTCACTAGGACGGTGCTTCTTTTGCTTGCGCTCATCAACCAGAGCATGCTGATGTTTGGCAAATCACCATTGGACATACAGGAAGAGCAGGTGAATCAGCTTGCAGATGCTCTGTATTCAGCAGGATCAGTGATCTTCACAATTGGGACAACACTAGCAGCTTGGTTTAAAAACAACTATGTAACAGAAAAAGGGAAAAAGCAACGCGACTTGTTAAAGGAAAATAATCTGACGAAATAAGGAGAGATGAAAATGGTTAACATTATTCAAGATTTTATTCCGGTCGGTGCAAATAACCGTCCAGGCTACGCGATGACACCTCTTTATATTACCGTGCACAATACAGCGAACACGGCAGCAGGCGCCGATGCCCAAGCGCATGCCCGCTATTTGAAAAACCCTGATACGACAACAAGCTGGCATTTTACAGTTGATGATACAGAGATTTATCAGCATCTGCCGTTAAATGAAAACGGCTGGCATGCAGGAGACGGGAATGGAAGCGGCAATCGGGCTTCTATTGGGATTGAAATTTGTGAAAATGCGGATGGTGACTTTGCACAAGCAACAGCTAATGCCCAGTGGCTGATCAAAACATTGATGGATGAACACGGTATCAGCCTCGCTAACGTCGTGCCTCACAAATATTGGTCAGGGAAGGAATGCCCTCGCAAACTGTTGGATACGTGGGACTCGTTTAAAGCGGGAATTGGCGGTGGCGGAAGCCAAACTTACGTCGTAAAAAAAGGTGACACACTTACATCCATAGCGAGAGCGTTCGGTGTCACTGTTGCTCAGCTGCAAGAGTGGAACAACATCGAAGATCCGAATCTCATTCAGGTTGGTCAAGTGTTAATTGTAAGTGCTCCTTCGTCCGCTGCAGAGCCAGAACTCTATCCGCTTCCTGACGGTATCATTCAGCTGACAACACCATATACCTCAGGCGAACACGTCTTTCAGGTGCAACGAGCGCTGGCGGCTCTCTACTTTTATCCTGATAAAGGAGCTGTGAACAACGGAATCGACGGCATTTACGGGCCGAAAACAGCAGACGCGGTTGCGCGTTTTCAGTCTGTTAACGGTCTACCCGCTGACGGTATCTACGGACCTGCGACAAAAGCGAAGATCGCAGCTCAAGTTAGCTGATGAAAGAACCTAAATATCCCGGAGTTGCTCCGGGATTTATTTTTTCTTCTTCAATTTTTTTAAAATTCCTGCACTCCGCTCCCTCACCCGAAGCGAATACCCGGAAAAGCCAAACCTCCCGTAATCAATAACCTTCACACGCCGCACCAATTTTTTCACTGTATCACCTGACATTATCCTCTGTTTGTTTTATTATATGTAGCCCCTTAAGAAAAGGAATAAGGACAAGAGCTGTTTCTCTTGTCCTTTTAGTGTGATCATGCTTTTTTACGTTTATACTCATCAATCAGCCGTTCGTTTTCTTTGAAGATTCTTGCTGTGTGCGGACTGACTTGATAGCTTGCGACACTGGTGGTTGAACGTTTTTTCAGGATTTTAAACGGTTTCTTTGCCCGCGGATGGCATCCGTTTTGAAACGCGTTTTCCAT